TATAATGCGGCACAAGCAACCTCTACGGCATATGTAACAGCCACCGATGGATACAATGATATCGATCTCTCGCAATTTAATCACCCCGTAAAGTCTCTATTTTTTGGTTATACAACGAAACAAGCAGTCGTTGAAAAGGACTATTTGACATTTAAAACTGCCGATATACAAATCAACGGAACACCTTTATTGGAAAATATGAGTCCTCTATACTTCCACATCGTACAAAATTACAATCATACAAAATTCGGAATTATCCAATATGACGAAGACAAAGACTGTCCGTTTTATACCAGATATTTCGCGTACCACTTCTGTCTTGATGCCTCCAGTTATAAACCAACAGGGACATGCAATTTCAGTAGGCTCGATAACGCAAAACTCATTCTAAGAAATGTGAAAAAGGGTTATGAGCGCGCGGAGACGGAGGAAATTACGGTTTATGCGATAAATTACAATATATTACGCATAGATAAGGGAATGGCAGGAGTTTTATTTGCGAATTAAAATAACACTCCAAACATGGAAATTAACATCTTATTTTAAGTAGTGCTTATTGCAGCCTGTCTGTTGCTGCTAATAACGCAACTCCTAAAATAAAGAACAATACTAGATAATTACACTCGGTATCTTCCAAACCTTTAGGGTCAGATCGGTTGACAGGTTTAGACACTTTTTTAACTTGTTCTGGTGTCGGCGGTTCCTCTTCCTCAATGAAAGCGTACCCTATCATACTCTAGGTTTAGAGATTAATTTCAGTTTTCTTTTTTCTTCGGGTTCGCTTCTTGGTCGCCGGCGCAGAAATTGAAACTTCCTTGACCTCGCCACCAGTCGATTCTCCTGAGATGGAAACGATATCGGAGATATCATCTTCCACGACCGGAATCTTGGTAGTCGTCTCCTTTGGAACTTCCGGGGTAGTATTAACCGGTAGCGGCGGTCCAACCATACCACTCATCATGCTTCCAAGGTCGATGCCCGGACCCTGCATCTCATATTGATCCGACGACGGAGCATCAACATCGGGACTTTGTGTAACCGGGGGTGCCGCCGTCTGAGCTTTGCCCATGTTCTGTGCCGCTTGCATCATATTTTTCATCATCTCCGGATTTTGTTTCAAAACATCTCCCATGTTAGGTAAGGATTTCATCATTGTAGAGGTCAGGTGGAACATCATGGCAGAACCACCAAGCATGAGTATTAACTTAACTTCCGGAGCGACGTGCATCTTCGTTCGGTACTTAACGTACAATTCTTCGAAGACACTATCGTAATCATCCTGGTTTTCCATCACTGATTCACTCCAACCTTCGAGTTGAAGATCGAATGGGTTGTAACGTTTGTTAAGAAATTCAAGACCTGTGACACAAGCAATCAACATACGCTTGGAGAAACGAACGGATTGATCAACCTCAATAGAATACATCACCCTTTTCACTTCGGCACGAAGCTCATCAACGGGCGAATACGCCGTGAGACGTTTATTCACCGAAAATCCCTTTTTCTCTAACCTAGCAATCTTATTCATGAGATCGGCCTTCTCGTCGTCGATGGTTGCAAAATTTGGAGACGGTCGTTCCTCTTGTTCTTGACCACCATAATCGTTTCCACCTCCACCATAAACATCATCATCTCCCATAAATGTGGGATCCTCACCATAATCAATTTCTTCTTCTTGTTGTCGGGGCATTTCACTTTGTTTAGTTGGATTTACAAAAGCATCGAGTGCTTCCTGGTGCGATGGAGCAGGCGCTCTCCCCATCGGTCTATTGTTTGTCGGTCTCTTGGGCTTTTGAATTCTCGGCGCCGAAATTTGAATCTCGTCCATGATGGCCTGTTCATCATCATCCAATTTCATCACAGTAGCATTTCCACGATCGAGTGTTATCTCTTCGTCCATCTACTCTTTAACTTGAAAGTATTAAATTATCTTTAACGCACTTTATTGTAAAATATAATATTAAGTCATTATATAATGGATACCCCAGACCGAGTCCGAGTTGCGGTTAGTATAGGATTGATAGCTTTGATATTAGTCCTGTATGTTATAAATCGAAAGAGTGATAAATACTTACCGAAGCCCATAACAGTTAAACCGGCTGGAGACACAAAAATAAATGCCCTCGAAGATGATATCGCTTGTATTCCCGGCCCCGGAGAAAAGTCGGCATACTATACCCGAAGGGGAGGTAATAGAAAAACCTTCACGCCAGGTGGTGTATGTGGCGGACAAAAATCTGTCGAGGATAGTGCCAATTATGAAATTGTGGATGGAATTGGCGGACTTTTAATCTAGGAGTATAATAATAGACAGGACGATGACACTGCCCGACACAGAATATGAAACACATACGGTGGTCGTGGATAATTTAAGTCATGGTAACAATACAAACTTTGTGACTTTCTTACCCAAGCCCCTCGAAAATGTTGTAGAAGCAAAATTAATGGCAGCCTCCCTCAATACGAACGGTGATGCTCAACGATGCATCCATATCACAATAAACGAACTCAGAACCACATTCAGTCAAACGGCAAGAGCCGACCTTTCTGCGGCGAGTTCCAACATCGAAAGCGTGTTCGGTACTATAATGTGCCAGCATCAATTACATGGTGGTTCCAATGGTCAAAAGGCTGTTTTCTTCCGGGATGATTACGACATCGAACAACAATTTATCACGCCTATTCTCAAACTCGATCGCTTAACTTTCGACATCGACAAACAAAATGGAACACCGGCAAGTGTCCAGGATGCCGTGTTTGTTATGCGATTTAAGTGTATGAAAAGAAACATGAAACCTTTCTACTCAAAAAATAAACTTTAGTTATTATAACATGTCTTCTGGAATTGTACAATTGACTGCTGTGGGTTCGCAAAACGAACAAATCACAGGCGATCCAGAAGTCTCTTATTTCGTATCTTCTTACAAGAGACATTCAAACTTTTCACAGTCGCTCGAAGAACAAACCATACAGGGGGCAGTGAATAGTGGATCTTCATCCAAAATCCGTTTTGATAAATCGGGGGATTTATTGGGATATGTATATTTATGTATCTCACAAAACGGCGAAGCTAAGGATTCGCCGGATTGGACAACTTTAATCAAAAGTGCCAGCCTCTTAATAGGAGGGCACGTCATCGACACACAAAGTTCCGACTTCTGTGAAAAGATTGCCATAGATACAATGGCCACAAATACGTCGCGAAGTGCGAATGGACCCCACGGCGGTAAAAGTACGCGTTCTTATTTTTATCCGTTTAGGTTCTTCAACTGCGAGAACCCACAATCTGCGATACCTCTTTGTGCTTTATCCTATCATGAAGTTGAAATTGTTATCGAATGGGGAACCAGTGCGGCAGATTATGAATGGGAGTGTCATGCGAATTTTTACTACCTCGAAGAGGAAGAACGAGTAAAACTCGCATCCGAGCCCCAAAATATATTAATTCAACAAGTACAACAAAATACGGCATCGGGAGAAAAGATTCAGGAATTATATTTTAACCACCCAGTCAAGTATATTGCGTCTACAAATACAACTCTATCGTCGGCTCTTACGTCGCCAAGTAACAAAATAAAGCTGAGTGTAAATGGAACCGATATAGGAGTTATGAAATATGCGAAACCACATTACATTGATGCGAGTGCGTATTACCACACGGAAAATGTCACTACTCCAGACTTTTTCTTATACCCATTCTGTTTAAAAACAAATAGCTTACAGCCCACAGGGACACTTAATTTTAGTAGATTAAATTCAGTCAAATTATGGAGCGAGAATTTAAACATAGATGATGATATTTTTGCCGTAAATTACAACATTTTACGAATAAATAACGGCATGGCAGGGATCCTTTACGCAAATTAAAATACGTTCATATATTAAATGGTGAAGAATCTCAATACCATCGACCGCTCAGAGAGAGTCAGGTTAGGTAAATGGACCGCAGATCACCAGCCGGAAAACACCATCGTCCTCAATGCGACGAGTGAGATGTTTCCTATGGTTACCGCAAACTCCTTTTACGTAGCACCACTACGGTATGATTTAGGGCAGAGAACACTTTCAAATACAATTGTATATAACTATTCTACGAAAGAGATCGTGGATATCGGTCCGGGTTCTATTTCGGGTCTGGATGATATATTGGTATCATCCAATGTTTCAATCTATCCTATGAAGTTAGTAAATAATGTGACGGGTATAGTTACCACGTCTAACGTGGGTGTCGGAAATACAAATCCAATACACTTATTGGATGTTGGAAATAACTTTTATGTTACTCGTTCGGGTGATGTTTCTATTGGAGGGAGTCTAAATGTCACTGGTAACACGACAATAGACGCACAAACCCTAAAAATCAAAGACAGTATATTG